TTCTTGAACTTGTCTCTTACTATCTGAGGCGTTGATGACTTGACAGCTTCAATGCCCATGATCTTTAGCTTAGGCTCTGCGTACTGCACACCCTCATTATTAAACACGTTAAGTATATATCGCTTCTTAGCAGTCCATATGCCCTTGTCTGCGATTGCTTCACGAGCCATAACCATTCGACTATCGTATGCATTCATTCGCTCAAACATCGCATCATACGACTTGGCTAGAATAGGCACGATCTTTTCTTCACAAGCTTTGTCAATAAAACTTACAGGATCTTTAGGATTGACAGCTTTCACTAGAGGAGACATATCAACATAAAGCGAATCTGTGTCCATTGCGATAACGTAATCATCATCAGTCTTGAGCATCTTGTTTAGAAACTCATTCATGGCTTTCTCAGCCCACTTGATCGACAACTGACCAGATAGCGTAATACCCTCTGCTATACGAAGATCGTAATATCTAAAATATGCGTTACCTAATGCCCCGTAGAGTGAGTTGAGCAAAATCTTTACAGCTTGTTGCGTATTATCTAGTCGATTGATTTCTCGGTCTAGATCAGCAGTCTTATCTTTCTCGTAATCTTTCTTGAGTTTAAGCATATCAGTCTTAACGGACTTTCGCTCATTATACAAACCGATAATAATATCTGGCAGAATACCACGCTTGTCTTTATGATACATTGAGCCATTTGCCGCTACTGCAACATTCATCGATCTAGCTTCTTCAGTCAACTCGTTGTTCAGATAGTGATCTACACCACCAATAGTAAAGTCACCACCACCGTTGAGTAGAGTCTCTGGCGACATATTGTACTGAACAATCAGATTAGGATATAGAGAGTTTAAATCGAATGAAGTGACCCACTCAGTCATACCAACTCGTGGATCTTTTACATAACCACCTGGATATGATTCTTTGCGTTTAGCAGAAGATGGTGGCACAGCAATATTTCTAGCACTAAGATAACGATATATGATAGAATCCCATATACCAGTCGTACCAAACGTATCAGCGTAATTCACACCACCCTTGTATGCGATAACTAAGGCTAGATCCATAAGACCAGTCTGCTTATCGATCTTGTCAACCAACTGGACATCTTTAATATTATAGTCGATGAACTTCTGGTGATTAGACTTATACAGACCAAACAATGATCCATGCTCTGCATAAGATAGCTTCTTCTCACCGAGAACAGTAGATGCAATATGATCTAAAGAGTACGATGCTTGAGAACCGTAAGTGAATCCGAACTTCGTGAAGAGGTCATAGTAATCTACTTGCTGTACACCGTAAATCTCATAAGCATCCATATCTCTGCCTTTGATAGCAATCTGACGATACTTCGTGATGCCAAAAGGAGAGAACTTCTTCACAGTTTCTTTACCGAGAATATTCTCTGTTCTTTTGATTAGATACGGTATATCAAATAGTCGAATGTTCCAACCAGTAATAATGTCTGGGCAGTTATGCATCCAATAGTTCAGAAACTTCAACATAAGATCAGTTTCGCCAGCACACTTTACATAAAGAACTTCTGCGCCATCTAGCTCTAGCTCTGTCTTAGATACATCATAGTCGCCAGTACCCCAAACATAATAAGCATTTAACTGACTACTCTTGTAGCAGATAGCAGTAACTGGATACTTAGCTTGATCTGGTTCTGGAAAGCCGTCATCGGACTGCACTTCAATATCTATGTTGCCAACATTGATCAGCTTAGAGTCATAATCGATCTTGCCAGGATGCTTGTGATTTAAGAACTGTGCGGTAAAATTAGAATTGCCATGAACTTGAAAGTTATCAATATCTTTGTATTTTTTGATAAAATCACTAGCTTCTGACATAGACTCTAGCTTGATAGGCTCAACTGGCTGACCATATAAAGAATTCCATTCTCCAGTAGCTTTAGGAGAAACGAGATACATAGTAGGCTCAAAAGGTATTCTCGTCTTTACTGGTCTGCCAGTATCATCATAACCACGATACAAAATATTGTTGCCGTATCGATTAACACAAGTATAGAAACTCAAAGTAGTACTCCAAATAAGAATTGTATGATAATATAAGAGACATTGTACATCATTAGAAACACTTTGTCAATACTAATCTTCTCTTTCACCAAAGCCATAGTCAACTACGACTGGAAATCTTGGTACTCCATCAGGCGTAAGTCCGAAGTATCTTAGTGTTGCCCACTCAGGAGTCTTTCCAGATTCGAGAAGCTCTTTCATCTGAGTCTGCGTACCTCTAACTCCAGCACCACAAGTCGTGCCATCAGGCTGACGAAGAATGAATCTTTTGACGTGTCCTGCCCAGTTGCCTTGACCTTCTTCGACAGAGACAACTCCCCACTCTTCTGTGATGAATTCTTTTCTCTTAAGTAAAGACTTTGATCGTTTACATTCATACTTAAGATCTTGTCGTACCATCTGACCTTCATAACCATCAGACATATAAGATGCATACAACTTATCCAACTCATCTTGATTATCACAAAAAGTAGTGGGTACTAGATGTAAGTACTTGTCAAAGAATCCAGGTCTAGTAGACTCCAGAGTTAGACGTTCGCTTCTTAAAAAGAAAGTGGTATCAGGCTCATTACTATCATAAACATCATAAACGTGATATTGTACCAAACGCTTAGATTCTTCGATACCTTGATCTGACAGCTTAGTCTTTCTAACTAAACTAACAATCTTGTTAAAGTCTTCTTTTAAATCGTGATTATAGAGTTCGCCATCTAATGTAATAGCTGGATTGAGTGCTACGACATCTTTGATCTCATCCCAGATATGTGGACAGCTATTGATAGGCTTACCGCTTCGTGTCCATAATCCCTTTGAGTTTGCTATACAGCGAATGCCGTCTAGCTTGGGTTGACTGAATCCACTTGAAACTTTCTTATTGTAGCCGTGAGCTAACATAGGAGAAAACTTTTCGCCAGTATCAATATCAGATACATTCAAAAAGAACTCGCTCTCTTGGCGTCTTTCCCAAGACGACTGAGCTTGAAACTGAGCTTGAGTGTAAGCTGTAGTTGCGTTAATTTTGCCTGTATTTTTTGGATAAGCGATATTCCATTCGCTAGTGACTTGTTTGCCACCTTGAATTCCAGCAACACTTCTTGTGCCTGCATAATCGTCAGTTGAATAGCCGACTTGGACTTGCCAGGTTCGAATCTTACCTTTACTATCTCGTTTGTACAGGGTTGGTAGGGGTTCAATATTTTTCATAATATATATTCTCTCATCATTTAATATAGATATTATAACACATTTGAGGGAAATGTCAAGCTATATTAGATATTAAATTAGACTGCCTATAGTTGTCATTATAACATATAAGCTCACTAAGCAAACAGCTCCTGTTGATATAAAATCACAAAAGAAACCGTCACAATCCTTTATATACGTGCGGATCGCATTAATCATAAGTTTTATCTTTCTTCTCCTTTTTAGGTTTAGTTAAAAGTTGGTGGACTAAATGAATAGCCCACCAAGTACAGCTACTCTGAGAGAAACTCTTTACCATCTTCAGTTGTAAAGTGCGAATGAAACGATTTGAAATCTCCATTGATCTCAACTTTCTTCGGCTTCTGCTCTTCTGGTATAATGTTCTCTAAGAAAACACTTAGTATCCCATCTTTGAATGTTGCACCACATACTACAATAGTGTCAACAAGAGTGAACTTTCGAGTAAATGCTCTTGCGGCAATGCCTTTATGAACATACTGTCTATCATCTTCTTGTTGCCCTGAGTTACCTTGAATGGTTAAAACACCATCTTCTAACTCGATTTCGATGTCATCTTCTTTGAATCCCGCTAATGCGATTTCAATTGTGTAGAAGTACTCATCATCTATTGTAATATTATAGGGTGGATATGATGTCTGAGATTGTGGAGAATGCGTTAGTTCTGCCATTCTATCAAAAATTCTATCAAACCCTAGTGTATTCAAAGGATCATACTTTGTTGTTTGCAAATAAGTCATATTTGACCTCCATTTAATTATGCAAGGTTAAGTTCTTTTGAGCACCTTATTAGGCTACTCATAAGTATTTATACAAAAGTGTTACGCTAAGTTACATAAAGTGTAATTTTTTCGTAACATTTTTGTAATAAATTTTTATAAGACTATCTGTCTTGAGAGTGATTATACAATAACGTGATTGGTTTGTCAAGTACTTTATGATATATTAAAGCTCTTCAGAGATATAGCTGGACACATCAAGTATCTGCTGATCACTCATCGCTGATGCTTGTGACCACATCATATTAGATTGCTTACCGACTGTTCCTCTATCTTTGTAAGTAGTAAGTCTGCCGAAAATATAATCATATGATTGTCCAGATAGCATTGGACCTATTCCACCCTCGCCGTTCTGACCATGACAGCCAGTACATCCAGCCCATATCTTCTCGCCTGGATTTGGCAACTCAACTACTATTCCATTCTCTTCATTGAATGCTATAAGCTCTTTAGCTTCTTGCTTTTGTATCTTTTGACGTTCTTTGTAAGTGTCGTAACATTCACCAAAACATTCATGAACGCTGCCACCACCCTTATATTCAATTGTGTCATATATCACTAAACTATAAAACATAGTACATAGCAACATAGCAATTCCTACAGGTATAAACTCTTTCATTTTTACTCTCCTATTATATCAACTTTGTCAACCCCTAATTATAGGAATTCTGGATAACGATATACGCCCTTATCATCTGTATATCCTCCTAACTCATCGTGTGAT